GGCAAATCATCTCGACACATACATGCCAGGTTTTCATAGACGACATGCTCTGCGGCCTTTATATAACGCCCCACTAAAACGTTATATTCAGGAGAACGTGGTTGTACAACACGTGGTACAAGTCTTTTATTTTCAAGTGGCAGTTTCTCGAATTTAATAAAAGCCCTGATCTTGCTCCACATCCTGACATCCCTCCACGTCCAACCACCAAGTACGCGTTCCACTGCCCTTTGGTATAACTGTTTCTTACGGCCATGGACAGAATCAACAAAAGTTTGAAAATCCCATGCGGCGATAAACGAAGCAGTTTTCCTATAAGCAGTGTACGCGACATCAAGGTGGCCCAGCACTGTCGCCTCGCTAGGGCGAAACGGTTCTACAGCCTGACCGTTTATGATATGATAAAACACACGTTCCATGACGACAGTCCACGCCACATCGACGGTGTTTGTGAAAGCCACGAAAGTCGTGGAGGACAGGCCCTCTATACCAATGATATATTTACTAAAAAGTTTATATCTATTGGTAATACACCTTTTTAATACCGCCCCTGTGTGCGTTAAGTTGGTGCTAACAAAACGCAGCGGTATTTGGGCCGTTTTCAAAAATTTTCCTCTAAGGCGCAAACACGCCTTAGGGACTTGCCTGCTGCGGACGAAAGCAGCTGGGCACCTTCTACCTCATATTTGGATGGTATGAAAGCCATGGCAACAATGGTAGGGCGATAACGCAATTTGTCAGCCTGTCTCAAGTCAGGCATTTCATCAGACCACATTGCGTTCAACCGGTTGCACGCGATCTGCCGATTCGCAGTTGTAACACGGTTGGGGTAATTCATCTCCGCTCGGAGACGATTGCCCCAATATCTAGCAAATCCATAGGTGTTTGGAACATCGACATCTTCGAGTTCCTGGACTTCAGCATTGGAAATGTCTTCAGCCCACCTATCAAAGAAGGATTTGCTAAATAAGTAGCCATACAACCAAACAATTGGGTATATTGCAGCTACAGCGACGAGGAAAGCACAAATGAAAATTAGTTGAGTTGTCGTCATTATATCACGCACCATCATATCCATGCTTTTATCGATAAGCTAATCGGACAATTTCC